ACTGAAAGTCCACTTAGTGAGCATTGTAAAAAAGGTATCTGTGTTAAGAAAAAGTTTGGAGTCTTGCGTGGAGCAAAAGGTTCTTACCCTGTATTAACTAATCTTAAGAAGATAGATTTAGATCCAGAACCAGAGTATGAATTTGATGTAACAAAACCAGATGGTATCAGCACAGCTACCGTACACTGTAGAACTGTAGAACATTTAAACGATCAACGTAAAAGAAGAAATGCAATATCAAAAGCTGCAGGATTCTTTCCACCATTAATTAAAGGTGAAGAAGAACAGGTTGTTATGGATGCACTATACACAACACAGAAAGTTGTGTTACCACCGGTAGGTACATCACCAAAAGAAAAATTACATGATGTAATACATGCAAAAATAAATGGACCTAAGGCTACCAGTGATGCTGCATTTAAAACTGGATCAGTATTAATTGAAGGTGACTATGCATACTTCAAGTTTGAAAAATTTTATGACAAACTAAAAGCAAAGAACTGGAAGTACAGCGAAGATAAAACAGGGCGTATGATGGAGGTTACATACCAGGATTGTGAAATACAATTTTTAGAACAGAAAAGATATCCATCAAAGAAAACTGGTGAGTACAACTCATCAACAAAAAATATAATACAGATTAATATAAAAACTTTTGAGGAAGTGCCTATACACCACACTAAAACAAAACATAAGACGGACATACTATGATCAGTAGAAAATTATTCGGGCCTCCGGGAACGGGGAAGACAACTAAACTATTAAAATATGTTAAAACATTTTTAAAACTAGGTACACCTGTAGACAAGATAGGATACTTTGCATTTACAAAGAAAGCTGCAAACGAAGCTGTCGATAGAATGTTAGACTATCACACAGCATTTCAGAAAAAAGATTTAAAACATTTTAGGACACTGCACTCTTTAGCATTTACTCAGTTGGGTATGAAGAAAGCTCAGGTTATGCAGGATGAACACTACGAAGATATTGGTAGGACTCTTGGTATTGAGGTTACAGTTTATTCTCGTGGTGAAGAGAATACAGGTTTTATAAATTCTGATAGCGAATATTTTAATTTAATAAATGCAGCTAGAATAAAAAATATAACTGCAGAAGAAGAGTACAATACAGATATGTACTCACAGGATATGGATAAAAGATTATTACAAATTATTTCTGATGAAGTAGATAACTATAAACAATCATATGGTCTAATAGATTTTACTGACATGATTGAAAAATTTATTGTGTCAGGATTGTGTCCAAAATATGATGTAGCATTTGTTGATGAGGCACAGGATTTATCACCAATACAGTGGAAAATGTTCAATATTATCAAGGAAAATAGCAAATATGTTATACTAGCAGGCGATGATGATCAAGCAATTTATGGTTGGGCAGGCGCAGATGTAAAAAAATTTCAGCAAGAAGTTTCAAAGAAAGACATAATTTTGCCACAATCTTACAGGGTTCCACAACTTGTACAGAGTCTTGCAGATAAAATTTTAAAACAAATACCAGATGATAGGAGAATACAGAAAAGTTGGAGTGCTAGAAAAGAAGAGGGCACTGTAAATTATATCTATAGCACAGAAGATGCACCACTTGATCAGGGAACATGGCTAGTGTTAGCTAGATACAACGACAAATTAAATAGACTCAAACCTACATTAAAAGAACGTGGTATTTATTTTGAGTTTCAAGATCGTAAAAGTTATAAGATAACTTTGTTTAAAACAATTTTAAACTACACTCGTTGGACCAAAGGAGATGACTTATCTCTAGCAGAAGTAAGAGATATATTTGAGTACACCGGTGTAGATACAGAAATTACAGAAGAAAGAATGTATGATTTAACAGAATTTGGATTTAATAAAGACACACCCTGGTATGATGTATTTCAATCAGACTATGAAGAATGTCTATACATAAGAGAGATGTTAAGTAATGGGGAAGAATTAAATAAACCCCCTAGAATAAAATTATCTACAATACATTCAGCAAAAGGTGGTGAGGCCGACAATGTATTGTTAATGTTAGATAATACTAAAACAATTCGAGACTCTATAGAAAAGAGTCCGGACAAACAAGACGAAGAACATAGAGTTTGGTACGTTGGAGTAACACGTACAAAACAAAATCTTTATGTTATGTCAGCAAAAAAGGAGGATCAAGGTTATGACGTCGAAGGACTTATTTAAAAAAGCATTTCCACAAGACACACAGATAGGAGGAAGTCACTACAAGGACTTTCACATTCAACCCTATGAATTTATTTCAAAGAATGATTTATCGTTCTTCCAGGGCAATGTTGTAAAATATGTCTGTAGATATTTACACAAGAATGGTATAGAAGACTTAGAGAAGATCAAACATTATTGTGATTTAGAAATTAAAAAGATAAAGGATACAGGTGCCAGCAAGAGCAAGAATAAATAAAAATATTAAGGTTGCTAATCATAAATTTAAACTAGAAATTTATTTAGCATTAGAAGGACATAAAGATATTACATGGGAAATATTTCCACAAAATCACAGTGCATCATTATATGCATTTAGTAACAAAAAGAAACTAGAGGATATAATAGAAAAGAAATATATTTATGAAAAAAGAAAAGTTTGACGGCATATCAAGACCATCTAACGATACGTATCGTAAACGTTTTGATGAAATATTTGGTAAGAAAGACAAAACTTTACATGAAGAATTGATGGAAGGTTTTGAAGAAGAAAAGAAACAAAGAGAGGATGAATGAAGATACCTAGATTTGAAGCACCTACCGAATGGTTAAAACCAACTGAATTTCCTGACCTACGTCATGTAGATGAGATAGCAATTGACCTGGAGACAAAAGATCCTGATCTAATTAAAAAAGGATCTGGTTCTGTTATTGGTAATGGTGATGTTATAGGTATTGCAGTTGCAACTAGTCATTACAAAGGATACTTTCCAATCGCTCACGAAGGTGGTGGTAACATGGACAGAGCTAGAGTTTTATCTTGGTTAAAAGATGTACTTGAAGCACCTTCAACAAAGGTTTTTCACAATGCAATCTATGATGTTTGTTGGTTAAGAGCACTAGGTTTTAAAATAAATGGTAACATAGCCTGCACAATGATAGCCGCAGCTGTGACTGATGAAAATAGATTTAGATATGATTTGAATAGTTTATCATGGAACTATCTTGGTTATGGTAAAAACGAATCTGCACTTGCAGAAGCTGCAGCAGAATGGGGCATCAATCCTAAATCAGAAATGTATAAACTACCTTCAATGCATGTTGGTGCATATGCTGAACGTGATGCTGAAGTAACTTTGGGTCTTTGGCAAGAAATGAAAAAAGAAATTATTAATCAGGACCTGGAAGATATATTTGATCTGGAGTCTGATTTGTTTCCATGTCTTGTTGACATGAGATTCAAAGGTGTACGTGTAGATGTTGAACGTGCATATCAAATGAAGAAAGAATTTAAGAAGGCAGAACAAAACCTGTTACATAAAATAAAAATGGAAACTAATATTGATACTCAAATATGGGCCGCAAGATCTGTTGCAGAAGTTTTCGATATGTTGAGATTAGAATACCCAAGAACAGATAAGACAGAGGCACCTTCTTTCACAAAAAACTTTTTACAAGAACACAAGCACCCTGTAGTCAATATGATTGCACAAGCAAGAGAGATTAACAAAGCACACACAACTTTTTTAGACTCTATTATAAGCTACGAACACAAGGGTAGAATACATGCTGAAATAAATCAGTTACGTAATGCAGGTGGTGGTACGGTTACAGGAAGATTCTCTTATCAGAATCCTAACCTACAACAGATCCCAGCCAGAAATAAAGATCTTGGACCTAAGATAAGGTCGTTATTTATACCCGAGGAAGGCCATACATGGGGTTGTTTTGACTATTCTCAGCAAGAGCCTAGGTTGGTAGTGCATTATGCTTCTTTGTACAAATTACCGTCTGTATATGACGTAATAGATGCTTATACAAACGATTCTAGCGCAGACTTTCACCAGACTGTAGCAGATATGGCGGATATACCTAGAACACAGGCTAAAACGATCAATTTGGGTCTTTTTTACGGTATGGGTAAAGGTAAACTTCAGGCAGAATTAGGAGTCACTAAAGACAAAGCAGCAGAATTATTTAATACATACCATTCACGTGTACCATTTGTAAAACAACTAATGGATAAAGCATCTAATAGAGCACAGGACCGTGGACAGATACGTACCCTGCTGGGTAGACTATGTAGGTTTCATCTATGGGAACCTAACAGTTTCGGTATGCATAAAGCTATGACTCACGAAGATGCATTAGCTGAACATGGACCGGGGATAAAAAGAGCTTACACATACAAAGCTTTGAATAAATTAATTCAAGGATCAGCTGCTGACATGACTAAAAAAGCAATGCTGGAGTTATACAAAGAGGGTATTATACCCCACATACAAGTACACGATGAGCTAGATATATCTGTTGAAGATGAAGCACATGCTAAAAAGATCGTTGAAATTATGGAGGACGCTGTTAAATTAGAAGTCCCTAATAAAGTTGACTACGAGTACGGTGATAACTGGGGTGAAATACATGGTTAATTATGGCTTATTTAAATGCAAACATACCACCTACTTATGCACAAATAAGAAGAGAGTATTTATATGATCTTAAAAAACATCATGGAGAAGTTGAAGACTGCATTATCTTTGGTCTTAGCGCTCTTACAGGTCGTAGTATACTCTTCCATGCTATTATGGAAAACGGTGCAATATTTTATCGCTTACCAATTAGCGCGTTTATTCAAAAGGGATTTGAGGCACATGGAGTGCCCGCAAGACGACTTGATGAACTACAGCTCTGGAATTGTTTTAGTTATTATCCTGCTGTTAATCGTTGGGATATTTTAGACGGACAAGCCGGTAAATATATCGGAAAAGACAAGAAATGGCACCCTGGAAAATATTTATTTACAGTTGACTTTGCACATCCAGAGTCTAATATACTTGACACTGATCATTCAGAGATTCCGC